GGCCGTTTTGAGCTAAGCAATCTTGCAACTTCGACCCCGTCGGCACACGCCTGTGCTAGAATCCTGCCGCGCTGCCCCGATGGTGAAACTGGTAGACACCCGGGACTTAAAAGACTCAGACTATAGCCCGCCTTCGTTTTTTCCAAAGCCCTGAAACCCGCATGGATACTGAGTCTCAGGAGATTCCGTTACTTCACTGGTAGAGTTAGTGTAAAGTCCATGTGCAAAGTTTGCACACGCGTTATACTAGCTAAATCAACGAAAAATCAGGAAATTTTCCTTATGGCAACAGTCAGCGAGCTCCCTTCCGGTAAGTTCCGGGTGCAGATTCGGCGGAAAGGTTTGGCTAACCTTGACAAGCTCTTTGACACCCGGGAAGAAGCAAAAAGCTGGGGTATCGCTCGGGAAGCTGAGCTCGTGTCAGCGCGGAGCCAGTCGGTAGCCCGACCTAACGCCGGCGTGACCTTCCGCGCCGCGGTTGAGCGCTACCTGGCAGGTCCAAAATTCAAAGACAAAGCGGCAGGCACGCAGGCCCGGGAACGCAGCGCCTCGGTGCGGCCGCTCGAGTACTTTGGGGAGTACGCTCTCTCGGTCATCGACGGCGCGATGGTGCAGGACTATATAGATATGCGTTGCGGCGAGAGGGTGAAGCACAAAAACGGCAAGCGACTGGACAAAGTCGTGTCGGCGAACACCGTTCGGCTCGAGAAAGCGTTCCTGTCGGCCGTCTTCAAGTTCTCTAAGCGCAGGAACCTGCTGCAGTCGAACATCATGCGCGACTCGTTCGAGCTTCCGACATGCCACCCGAAGGAAGGCCGCATTACGCTTGAGCAGCAGATGGCGGCCTACAACTGCGCACTGGAGATGAGCGTTGCGAAAAACGCGAACCCTAGCTTGCTGCCGTGGGTCTACTGCGTTTTTGAGACAGGCACCCGACCAGGCGAAGCCGCCAAGATTGAGCTTGCCTGGGTTAACCTGAAAGAACGCAAAGTCTCCATCCCGCGCATCGGTCAGAAAAAGCGCACGGCTCGCGTCGTGCTGCTCGGTGAGGACTTAGCTGAGATGCTACAAGAGTGCGTGAAGCGTGCCGAAGAGGCCGGGTCTAAGTTTTTGTTCTTCTCCCGCAAGAACGAGCCGCTCGAAAAAGACTCGAAGGGTAAGCCAATCCGTAGGCGCCGTGATGAGGACGAGATAGCAAGCCGCCCCTGCGTGCCGTTCTCGTACTACAACGCCTGGCGTAACCTGACAAAGGCCGCGGGAATACCGAAAGGGATTAATCCTCACCTTGTACGTCACGAATTTATCTGTCGCCTGTTCGAGGAAACGGACCTGAACGACAGCCAGATTGCGATGCTGGTTGGGGACGTGAATGTGTTATCGCTTGAGCCGTACAAACACCTGCGTGCGGAACGTCTGCGCGACCGACAGGACGAGCACCTGGACAAGACCCGTGCTGCCCTAGCGGAGCTGCAGGACATGCGCCAGCGCCGGATGGATGCGCATTTGCGCGCGGTGCGTGAGCGTGCTCAAGCTGAGCAAGATGAGGTAGGAGACACTTCGACCCCGATGGAGCGCATCCATGCCAGGCGGCTTGCTGAGGGGTTGATTGTGAAAGTCGCCTCGACTGAGAAGTAATCGTGGTGCGGGCAGCCGGAATCGAACCGGCACGCCTCACGGCGGCAGATTTTAAGTCTGATGCGTCTACCAATTTCGCCATGCCCGCGCCGGCGGGGATTGTACTACGTGCGGCAGCTGGAGTGTTAGTAGCTGAGCATTAGTCGAGCGCCCAAGCCCCCCAATCTTGGCCAACCGGGGTTAACTGCAGTTGGCCAGGTTGCGCGGGTCAGGCACTGCTTCGCCCGGACCACTCTTACATAAAACCACTGCCTCGACACTCCTGCCGGCGCCCTGGTTCTCTCGAACTACTCCTACTCAATAGTGCTGCGCTCTGCCCCGACGCGGAGGGGACCCTTCGGGGAGGCGGAGCCTCATCGTGACGAGCCCGAAAAGCGGAGCTGGCCGCCAAAAAGCGCCGACGCGGATTAAGAACGGATTACGGCGACTGGAGAGCCACTGTCCATGCGGGTTTCGAGAGGTTGCGGTGGGCCGCCGACGGAGAAAGGTGGGCCGGGAACGGATGGGAGGGCCCCTTGATTTGTGGGGTAAGCGTCGAAAAAGGTGGGCCGTCGACGGATGACAATTTGGTGGGCCAGCGACGGATAGAACGCTTTTTTGAGCGATATAACTTTTTCTCGCTAGACAACTCACACACACAAGGAGTTGTCATGAACCGCAAATCAAATTTCACCGACGCAGAACGCGTTGCCGCCCTTAGCACCTACGATGGGGACGAGCGCACCGCCCCGGCCGCGTGGGACCTGGACGATACCGTCTATGCGCCTGACATGCACAAAACGACGTACGCCATGAATCCGGCCATTCTGTGCTGCGCGCTGTTCGGCGTCGGCAAAGGCACGGCAGTTATCGGCGCCGACGGAAAGAAGAAGCACATTCGCGAGTACATCAAGCGCACCTTCGCGACAACAAACGGTGCAAGCATTGAGTATCGCGGCGACGAGCTGTGCCAGGACGACCTGACCGTCCTTCTCGGCCTGCTGAACCAGCACGCCGGCTTTGCTACCAGCCTCGCCCTCGAGTTTTCCCCGTACACTTTCTGCTCCCAAATCGGCTGGTCTGACAGCGACTACAACGTTACTCGCCTGCAAGAGTGCCTGCTGCGCCTGCGCGGAGCCCTACTCATTGTGCGGACCGCCAAGAAGGAAGGCGATGCCGCAGAAAGCAAGCTGGCGCGCGCAATCGGCACCGGCTGGACGCTACAATTTTTGGCTCACTTCGCGTGGGAAGGCCTCTCGCGCTGGTCCGTGCAGCTTGACCCGCGCATCAGCCTGCTGTTCCCTGACGGCTTCAAGCCAACGTACCTCATCGCCGCGAAGCGTAAGGCTCTCACTGAAGGGCTCCAGACCTGGCTGTACGGGTATGTCGAAGCCAACACGTGCACCTATGCAGTGCCCCTCGAGACCCTGCAAAAAGCCTGCGGCTCCACTGCTCCGGCGAAGGAGTTTGCCCGCCAGGTGCGCGAAGCTTTGCCAAAGTTGGCAGCAGTCGGCGCCGTCCGCCTAACGTCGAACGTCAAGAACGGCAAGGTAGCGATTTTCAAGGTCTCGTCCGCCCGCGCTTAACCCGGCCCCTGGTAATGAAGGCTCCTTTCGAGGGGCCTTTTTTTCATTGTTGCGCGTCCTTGCGCGTGGTTTTCGTCGGTCGCTCCCTATACGACTCGAGCACTTAGCTCGCACACACAACAACAAGGGAGCCCTACATGAACGCACCAGCAGCAAACACCGCAACCTTCGTCAAAACCCTAACAAAGGTCGACAACGCAAGGCTATATCGCCTGACCCGGCCTGTTGTTATCTACGACGGCGGATTCCGAGGCACTACGGACTACGTCGTCGTTAGTAAGTGGGTCCTGCCCGCCGTATCGTTCGCCGGCCAGCCCGTCATCCCGGCAAAGGACCACGTTTCCGTTTGGGCTTCCGACGAGGCAGGCTGCCTGTTCAACGCGTCGCCCCTTGCTCGACTGACTGGCTCCGAACACACTCACGAGGACGCGCTGGCAGCAATCGGCTATGCCACTGTTGTCGAATCTTGGGACACGTCCACTGACGGTACGTCCGTCGCCCGTTTTGAGGTGCGTGACGGCGTTCTTCATGTCCTCGGCTTCGACTACACGCCGCCTGCCCCCCTGCCGCAGCCTAGCTTCATGGCGTACTGCCAAGCCATTTACCCTGACCGCGACTGGCCGCAACACTTCGAGATATGCTCCGAAGCTGTCGAAGCGATGCTCGCAGGGGAGTCGACCCGCGTGCAGACCAATGCACCGCCGCAGCATGGGACCACGACGTTGGCGCTGCTGAGCCTTGCTTACGCAATCGGCTGTAACCCAAGCAACCGGTACCTTTATGCGACATACAGTCAGGGGCTGGCTGAGACCCTGCGCGACCTGGTCATCCGTATTCTAACTAGCCGGGCGCACCAAGACCTGTTTCCTTCTACGGCCCTTGTCCACATCTCGGCGAACGAACTAATGACGAACAAAGGTGGGCACATCGTCTTTGCGAATCCCGGCTTCGGTGGCACTGGCTGTTCTTTCGACGGAGTCGTCATTGACGACCCGTTCAGCGATTTAGACCAGCGCCTGGATGAGGACACCCTCGCCGGGTTCGACTCATTCTTTGGCGGCGCAGTGCTCCCGCACATCACACCCGCGACTTGGGTACACCTGCTGAACGCCCGCCTCGGCTCAGACTGGAAGTATGCAAATGGAGAGTGGGAGTGCTTAGACTTTCCGGCGCTGTCCGGGGAAGAGCTGGCACTGTGGCCTGAGCACCAAAATCGTAAGCTGCTGCGTGCAACAAGGGACGCTATACCTCCGTACTTCTGGGAGCTGTACTTCCAGCAGAACGTCGACGGCTTCAAACAGTATATGTGAGCTAAGCCCCTTCGGGGGCTTTTCCTTTTTGTTGCGCGTCCCTGCGCGTGGTTTTCGTCTTCCTGTGCCTACACCAAGCATACCGACAACAACAAAAAAACGGATGCTCCCAATGAACACTGCACTCAAAGACTTTTTCGCCGCCGTAGCGCGTGCGCGGGCTAGTCCCCCGCCTGTCTGGCCGACCGGTGCGAAGCTGGCGCAGCTGGTCGAGCTGGCCGCCCGGTTCTGGTTCACCTGGACTGAGAACGCTGACGGCACCCGGACAATCGCCGGCCCGACCATCGCGACGCCTATCACCCTGGACGAGCGGACCGCAACTATCCGCCTGCTGAACGAGGTGTGCTCCGCAATGCTGGCGGAGGACTGCACGAACTTGATTTACAAGCTCGAGCAGCCGCTGTACGCCCCGTTCGTCGCTCCGCGCCGTTTCATCCAGCGCCGTATCACCGTATTCCGTGCAGCACACCGGGACTACGAAGCAGTTTTCAAAGCACTCACACAACAAAAAGACGAAGGAGACTCAAATGTTCATTCCTAACGGTAGCGCCCCGGAAAACCATCTGGACTTGATTCAACGCTCGGCCCGCCGCATTCACCAGCTCGCCCTGGCCAACCCAACCCGGGGTTACCTGGCAGGCTCCTCATTCGAGCGTGCTTGCTCAGACAGCAAGCCGGCCGCGGTGATGTACGACATTCTGTTCGGCGACGAGCTGAGCGGATACAAAGCGGCAGGTCTGACGGATGCAGAGGCGAAGACTGCTTGGACCTTGGTGCGCGCTTCAGGGGTCGACCAGCACATGCGTATCAGCGCGGTCGGCCAGGTGGCGCTGCGTGACGCGGTGGTCGAGTCGGCACGGCACATCGTGCACATCCTCAAGGACCAGGACGCACTGGAGCTGGCGCTGGAGGCCGTATGAACTACTTCGACGAGCAAGACAGGTACTTCGCGATGGACGAGCTGAACCGGCTGATGCATGCAGACACCGAGGTGCATACCGATGACGACCTAGGGTGGCCAGAGGGAGTTGTGGCAGCTCTCGAGGAGCATGCGTTCCCTGACCGGCCCGAAGGCAGCTTTGCCGATATTTAACTGAGTACCAACCCCGCCCAGTGCGGGGTTTTTCATTCTATTGCGCATCTCTGCGCGTGGTTTTTGCCCGGTGGTCCCTAGACAGGTGACGAGCAGCCGCTCGCACACACGGGAGCCACAATGAACGAAACCAAACCCCCGCGATTTTATCGCTTCGGGAGCATCGAACAATTCAAAAGCACGGTCAAGGCTGTACGCGACCACAGCAACTTCCACGCTACTCCTTTGCCTACTCTGACCTTTACGGGTAGTGTCAAGCTGCACGGCACCAATGCAGCAATCGTGTATCACGCCAGGAACGGCGCCATCACCTGCCAAAGCCGTGAGCGAATCATTACGCCGGAGTCGGACAACGCTGGCTTCGCGCAGTTTGCGGACGAGCACAAAGACGAACTGCGGGAGTGGCTGACGCCTCTTTCCTTTACTTTCCTTGGCGACGCAATCGCAGTTTTCGGAGAGTGGGCCGGGCCAAAGGTGCAGCCAGGCGTCGCCGTCTCTGACCTGAGCAAGAAACAGTTTTTCGTATTCGACATTAGGGTGCTCACCGGCGACGACAGCGTGAAGCTCACCCCAGCACAGATAAAGCAGATTGTTGCGGACGCAGCACTGCCTGATGTGCATAGCATCTACCAGTTCCCAACCTGGTCCGTCGCAGTCGACTTTAATCAGCCCGAGGCGGTGCAGAATCGCCTTGTGGAGCTCACAATGGCCGTCGAAGCGGAGTGCCCAGTCGCAAAGACCTTCGGCATCTCAGGCATCGGCGAAGGTATCGTCTGGCGCTGCGATGACAACCAGGGCATCCAAGGCCTGACCTTCAAGGTGAAAGGTGCGAAGCACAGCACGAGCAAGGTCCGTGTGCTGAACGAGATTGCTGCTGTCGATGTGGCGAGGCTTGAGAGCGTCAATCAGTTCCTCGACCAGGTTGTTAGTGCAAATCGACTGTCACAAGGGCTCGCAAAGCTTGAGGAGCTGGGGCTCCCGCTCGACGCAACTTCCACGGGTGCCTATATCAAGTGGGTCGCCGGCGATGTGAAAGCCGAGGAGGCCCTCACTATCGAGGCAAGTGGCTTCGCCATTGGAGAGATTCTCTACCGCACCAGTCAGCGCGCCAAAGCTCACTACCTGACAGTCCTTACTTCTGCCTAGCGTCAAAGCCCCGTCGGGGGCTTTTTGCATTGTTGCGCCTCCTTGGGCGTGCTTTTCGTCTCGTGGTGCCTACACAGGTTTGAGCTACCCAGCTCGCCTACACACACGGAGAAAACATGGAACAAGCAGTCATCAATTCGGCCCTCTACGCTCAGCGCAAAATGATTCGCCAGCAGAAGGCGTACGACGCATTCATCAAATTCCTTACCACCTTTGGGGAGCGTAACCGCGCGGCTCGCCGGCGCGTCGAGAAGCCCCCAGTCGAGGTGCTTGTCGGTGGTTCGCTGCTGGTCCAGTCGCTTGTCGCGGGCCTGGATACGACCGCACTGCAGACCTGGCAGAAAGCAAATGCAGCGGCCAAGGCTCGTAAGAAAGCAGGTGCGAAATGAGCGCCGACACCCCAACCAAAGTGAAGGCCGTGCCGCCGAAGAAAGGCACCGCTCACCTGGTGCCTGCGCCGAAGCCACGGCCGCCAGTGCCTGGCCCAGAGACGCGGGGCAAGCCTATGCCTGACATTTCGCGCAAGGACCTGTCCCAGGTGCAGCGACAGCTGACCATCGCCGCGAATACCTGGCACATGAAAGACGGCGCACGCGCAGACATTCACCGCGCCCGCCAGGAGCATCGTGCATTCGAGGGCAGCTGGCCCATGACGCTGGCGCTGACACGTCAGGCATTCGATGACCTGTGCAACGACGCTGAAGCAGCGCTGTTCCTGGCCAACATCCGCGCCAAGAGCATCTTTGTCCCGCTCGACGGGTTCACCCGGTCGCAATACCTCGCCGCGTACCTGGGAATCGACCGAATCGAGATTGACGAAGACGCCCCGGGAGCCTCGCTCCGCTAACAGAAGCCCCGCCTAGTGCGGGGTTTTTCGTTTATTGCGCTTCGTTGCGCGTGCTTTTCGTCGTGCGGTGCCTACACGCATCACAACCACACAACGGAGCAATTATGAAAACCTCAGAGTCGATTCTCAAGCTACTAGCTGCCTTTGCACAAGCCCAGGGCGAGATTGGGAACGCCCACAAAGACGCAAAAAATCCCCACTTCGGCAGCCAGTACGCTGACCTAGCCTCGGTCGTCGATGCCATCCGTCCGGCCGCATCCAAGCATGGTCTTGCGTTTCTCCAGCACGGTACCCTGGTCGAGGGTAACCGCCTGCAGCTAATCACCCGCATTGTTCATGAAAGCGGTGAGTGGCTCGAGGACGAAATGCTTATGCCAGTCGCCAAGGTCGACCCGCAAGGATTTGGCAGCGCAATGACCTATGCACGCCGCTACGCGCTACAAGCCATCTTCGGCGTTGCCCCCGCGGAGGACGACGGCAACGCAGCCACTGGCGTCCAGCAAAAGCAGCAGTACTCGTCGCCGGCTAAGCCTGCATACAACTCGAACAGCAAGCCAGCTTATACCCCGCCAGCGAAGCCTGCCACCCCGGCCGCCTTCCCTGCTGCGCAAGCCGCGCCGGCGAAACCTGAGCTGCCCGCGCAAGACAAGCAAGCCGTGCTGGACGGTGCGAAGGCTGCTGCTGCTAAGGGTGAGCAAGCGTACCTGATTTATGCCAGCGGGCTCAGCCCAGTGCAGAAGCGCGCTATTGGCAAAGAGGGGCACGAGGCATTCCTGGCCGGTGCCAGGGAAGTAAAGGCCGCAGTATGAGCGCCGAACTGAAAGCCCCGCAAGGGGCGTCCTTGGGGCCGGTATATGTCGGCGACTGGGCGGGGCTCGATGACCTGACGGATGAATTTTTCCGGGCAGGGGCGCGTGGGCTGTCCTACATCTACGTATCTGACGAGGAAGCTGCTATCGAACTTTCCAGCGCTATGGAGGGGGTGCAAATCCTGTTTGCTCACTACGAGGCCGCAGACTACTCCGGCGACTGCTTTGTCCTGTTTGAGAAGGCCGGCCGGCTGTACGAGGTTAACGGCTCGCACTGCTCTTGCCACGGCCTCGAAGGCCAGTGGGAGCCGGAGGAGACTAGCGCCGAAGCAATCAGGCACCGTATCACGGAGGGCAGCCTTGGCTACGCCGACAACGACGAAGCCAGCTACCCGATGCGCACCCCGTTCGCGAAGGAGCTCCTCGCTGTTCTGGCTTCGATAGAGCCGCGATAAGCCAAATAACAAGTACGTCGGAGGGGCCGCTTCGTTACGCGGCTCCCTTTTCGCCCGAACATTCAGGACATGACATGGACAAGAACTACTACCAAATGGTGCGCATCAAAAACCGCGAGACCGGTCAGCCAACCACTCTCAGCATCGACCACATGCTCTACATCGAAGCGTGCCGGTATTTGCGTTGCACCGACGCCGTGAACAAGCTTATTGGGAAGCTGGCGCTGGAGTGCACACCTGGCAAGGGAAAGACCTTGAGCGCCACGGCAGGCGCCGCCCTCGCGGAGCATCTTCGGGTACTTAAGTCGCAGCGCTAACCGGTTGTTGCGCCTCCTTGCGCGTGCTTTTCGTCGGGTCGTGGCTACACGAGATACCACACCAACCGGAGCACAAAAATGAACAACGACAAACTGAGCCAAGCCGCAGCCGAGTACCGCACCGCCATCGCGCCCAAAGCTGCAGCCGCGCAAGCCGCAAGACACGCGTATCAGGGCCACCTCGCGGCTGAGGCGGCATACCGCGAGGCCACTCTCACTGCAGGTGCTGCAGAGGAGCGCTTCCTGGCTGCAGCAGGGGAAGGCCTGTGAAGCTCACCCTCGATTACATCGAGTCGCAAATCGCGGCTACCCGCTACATCAGCCGCGATACCTATGAGCGCATGGGCACACTCACCATTTGCGTGCTGGAGATGAAGAACGGGCTCCAGCTCGTTGGCCAGAGCGCTTGCCTGGATGAGGCGACATTCGATGCGAATACCGGCCGGGAGCTGGCGCGACGCGACGCCGTCAGCAAAATCTGGCAGCTGGAAGGCTACCTGGCAGCGTCGCTTACTCGCAAGGCCCGCGCTTCCCTCGAGCACCCTGGCCAACTGGGGTTTGTGCACCGTCAGCAGCTTATCAAGGACGACGTGACCAGCCTACTCGAGCACGGCTATATCACGGCCGCGCAGGCAGTTCAGAGCGCGGTGACCCAAGCGTTCGCTGCCGGATACGCTGCGGCTAAGCGGGAGGGTCAATCATGAGATACCGACTCTTTATGCAGTGTCCACGCTGCTACTGCCGTAACGACGACCTGAACGAGACCTGTGCCGGCGGTTGTGGCTACTTCTTCGGTTGACGCTATGAGCGCGCCTACACCTGTGACCGCCTGGTACTTGCTTAACCCGGTAACAAAGCGCTTAGGTTTCAATCACATTGAGGATGGGCATGCTGCGAGCGATAAGCCTGCAGATAAGTTCGGCCGCAAATGGAGCAAGGGCACCTGGGAGAAGAAGCTGGCGCTGCTGGTACCGCAAGGCCCGGGGCTCCCGCCAAAACTACAGCTGTCCTGACAAAAGCCCGCCCAGTGCGGGTTTCTTCTCATTCAGACTGCGTGCGCGCCGCGTCCCACTCTTCCTCGTCATAGCGGAGCATGTTCGGCGTCAGCTCGATGCGCAATCGAACCGCCACCTCAAGGAAATTCGACATGGCACGGTGTATCCCTACTTCGGCCTCGCGCCGTGGGTCAAAGGTTATGTCGTGGTCGCCCTCGGGGTCGAGATGCTTAGTCCGATTCCGGGAGTGGAATATCCTCTGATAGACCGCGGTTTTCAAGGCCCTCGGTGCGGTGTCCAGCGTATAGCCGAACCGCTGAGCAACATGCTCGTAGATGGCATCCGCCGCTGGCACCGCCTCTTTAGACATTGCCAGGTATTTTCCGAACAGCTCCTCAGCCGCGCCCGCCAGGTGAATCGCGGCAAAGTAGGACTTTTCGAAGTACATCTGCAATGCGCAGTCAAGGAGCTCCAGCGCGACCTTCTGCTTTTGCGTCATCACCATGCTAGTTCGTCAGCCCGTAGTAAACGTGCCAGTACCATGCCGTGCGGGTCTGGAGTTTCTCTAGGCAGGGGTAGTCCGCCACGCCTAAGCGCTTGTCGACGCACATGCCGAGGCTGAGCGCGTAACGTTGGTTCTCCGCTTTGACCAGCGCAGCTGCCAGCCAGACTACAGTAAGCAGCAGCGCAACTATGGCTAACTTATAGCCCGTGTGCTTTCCTCTGTGCGCTTCAGTCGATGCGGACATACAGCTCGCCTGTCGAGGTATTCTTATAGCCGAGCGGCTCGTTCCTGAGTCGTCGAAGCACTTGACCGGACCCTTCTAAGCTGTAGGTGGCCACCTCTTCATCCCCTGAGAGTAGACCAATGGACTGCACCCACTTTTCCACTCTAAACGTTTCGCCCTGCGCATTCGTCACAGTGAAAGTTTCAGACTTAGTTCGCATGCGAGCCTCGGTGTTGTTGGTTAGGCACTATTTTACCTTGAGTGCTCAGGCGCCGAACATCCCTTCGATGCAAAACGCGTCCAGGTTCTCAATTTCAAGTTGCGTAGCCAATCGTTGAGCGTCCGCCTGGTTCCCTTCCTTGACCGCCACGATGTAGTGTCGAAAGTCGGCCGGCATCTCCTCTATCCGCACCGCAAACAGCTTAGGTGAGTACCAGGAGCACTCAATGTGCGAGCCTAACTTTGCGCAAAGCTTGTACCAAAGACCCGTTACGTAATCAACGTCATCGAAGCGGTCATCCGAAGACCGGAACTGCAGCCCGAAGCGCTGGAACAGCTGGTCGAGGAGCTGCACTTCGTCAGGGGCGAAGTAATAGACGCCAGACGGTGTTTGCTCAGGCTGCGGACATACAGGCTGGAGTAGCTCAGCCAGGTTGTTGTCTGCGTTAAACTCGTTACCCAGCTGCACGGCCGCAGCTTTACCTTGTTTGATTTTCATAAGCTCATTGTACGGCCGCGGTTGCTGCGTGGCAAAAAAAAAGCCCCCTAGATAGAGGGCTGAATGATGCTGCTTAGTCACGGTTGCGTTCACGGTGGCGCTTGAGCGCCCGGCCGAATATCCTCACGCTCTCGGCGATGTAATCGAACGCACCCCACAGGGCTAGTCCGATGAGTCCGAGAAGCAGGACGTTTGCTAGGGGTTCTGGCATAGCTTGCTCCTGTTGTTTGCCTGGTAAGTATAGGGAGCTCCGCTACAATTAGCGCTCTATCGGCCGGCACCTTTCCGCCTTGTGCTAGACACACGACTTGGCTTAGTTACTTGCAACAGGAGCCCGCCATTTCGTTTTGTCGACTTGAGCTTCTTTTACAATCCGCTCGACTAGCGGCATGTCTCGGCCAAAGACAAAGTTTTGGCACTGAGCCGCGACCGCAATGTTCGTATCACGCACCTGGTCCCGTGTCAGCGTCCAATTAACCATGCCGTGGCCTGGTTCGGTAACTAGGAGGACACTCGACTGAGACAGCGGAAGCGTTTTAAAAATACCCGGGGTCGTGATGCCGACACCTCGAAGCGGGTTCGGGACATGGTCCGGCCCAGCAATCAAACAGAACGGGCTGTCGGTTGTAATGAACGAAGTTCTACTGTCAGGCCGGCGTGCTATCACCCAGTCCATCCCGTAGAGCGTTTCCGCAATCTGAGGTGATAGATTTAGCATGATGCGCAAAGTGACGTGGCGGTCCATCTCAATGCCAAGTTGGGCAGCTATCTGAGCCTCGGTCATAGGCTCTCCGTTCGATGGCTTGGGAGCCATCCGCACAAGCTTTTGGGTAAGAACCGAGCTAAGCGATTCAGCAGTATTTTGGAATGCCGGGGTACGCGTGTGCTGGAATGCGACGTACAGAGCCAGTGCATACCTCTCGTCCCCATCAATCTCCCGGCCAGCGTCGATTTTTCCAATAACCGGCAGTGCGGCCGACTCAATGTCACCGAGCGCTCGCTCTACATCGAAATTAAGGTCACCATCCACCTCGAATGCATAGTAATCCTTGATATGCGCTACATCCAACGGACGTTGTCGGTCCCGGTAGGCGTTCCGCGCTCTATCGTATAAAGCTAGGCGGTCAGCTCCTGCTTGGCAAAATCCAGCCAGATAGCCGCGGGGCACGTAGTGATGTTTGCGAGGAGTCCCTTTGGGGTATTTAGGCGGAGTGTTGCCAGTCATTTGAGCCTTAAGGTTTGCATGCCGAAGTAGCAGGCGACTCGCAATTATAGAACGCTATTTTTCCGACGGGTCTCTATACGGTGTAAGGACAAAGCGAGAGCGTGCTCCCCCGGCTAAGCGGGGCGGCCACAGCCCCCGACACACAGAGGAAATAATCATGACTGAATCCGCACAAATTGCTCTGCTGGCCCTGCTATCCGCAGGCATCTTCATCGAGCTTGCCTACATTCAACGCACTAAGTTGGCGAGATTCTTCGGCCCGATTGCTCGCGCAATTCTGCCACAGGCTCTGTACAACCCTGCACCGCGACTCAACTCGAGAGAGCTTCGTGCGTTTGAAAGAAGAACAGCTGCAAGGAAACGTCAAGCAAAACAGGACTAAGGCTCCGGCCAAACCTTTATTCTCATTCAGCCCCTGCGCCTAACCGCCAGGGGCTTTTTCTGCGTTAGAATATCTAATGCACAACACTTATAAGGAGAAAGCATGGTAAGCATCGCAGGTAAGAAAATTGCGGAAAGCTATGGCGTCCTACTGCGTCGTGGCGATGATTTGGCCAACATATTAAGCATTTTTATCGTGGTTGCACGTAAGGCTGGCTGGACTCCGGAAGAGATACTTGAGGCTGTAGAAGACGCGCTGTCCGACGGAAATGCCCATTCGCTTCAAAAGTATTTCCCGTAAGCGACGACTTATCGTACACTCTTTGTAGTTCTGAAGAACCTTTGCAGTAGAGGAAGTGCCGACCCGGAGTCGTATTCCGGCCCCCGGCATAGGGAGGCTTAGCCTTTCCTGGGTGGCACTTGAGCGGTTCAACCCGTTCTCTTGCCCGTACTTCAACCCTCTGCGAAGGAATCCAATGCAAATTGAATTTAAATTCAGAATAGACGCTGCAGTCGTCGTCGGGCTAGTTCAACTAGTCATGGCGTATCTTCTGAAGTAAGTCGGGCGCAGGAGGCAGAGACGCCTCCTGTTCTTTTTTCTACCCTTCCGACACCCTCCCCCGTTTTTCCGCAATGCTCCCAGTATGGCTATGCTATCGCTGGTACATAAGCCTCCTGCCCCCTACGCCGCGCGCATTGGCCGTTACAATTGTTACAAATTAGTGTGGAGAGTTTTTGTGTCTGCTCGCTAGACATACCATGAGCGACTGAGAACAGCGCCAAGCACACAACAAGCGGCACACTACAAGGACTAGCAAAATGACCCCTGAACAACTGAATACATCGATGCGAGTGGGACTGCGGCCTAAGTTTGACGCAGCGGAAAAAGCGCGCCGTGAGGACGCTGCAGCAATCGAAGCGGAGCGTGAAGCTGGCGCGAATGTGCGGAGGATTAATGCCCAGATTAAGCAGCTTACGGCGCAGTTGGAACAAGCCAAGGTGGCTAAGCAAGCAGCAAAGGCCCGGGTCGCTGAATTGGACGCCGTAACAATGGGGGCCATCCAGGAGTATTGGCAGGCATACGACGAGGTGCATGGAACCAACCACGCGAAGAGCAATACACCGAAAACCGCCGAGCGCTAACTACCCCGTCTCCCCGATTCCAGCCCCGCCCATGCGGGGCTTTTTGTTGTTGAGTATCTCTTACGGATAGAACGCTTTTTTACGCGCAGGTTTCTTTACTTGTTATCCGCGACACAAACCGCGGCACACAAGGAGAACACCGTGAACCGCAACTACAAGACCCCACGTACCGACTGGCCTCTCGTCATCGGCGTAACACTCACCTCGCTCTTGGTGCTCTATCTGATGGCCAAGGAATTTGTACGGTGGACGAATTGACTGCTCAACCAAAGTTGCAACCATTGCAACTTTTACGGTTTATGCCAGGGTTAGACGCCCTCGCCGGTTGACAGCGGTTTTATTTCACGATGTGAAAAGCCAAGCATGACAGAGTGAGCGCCCTGCTCTAGCAGCATTTAAACCGCCGGAACTACACACAAAACAGACCCGAAAACGGGCAGAAATACACACAGAACGGAGCAATAAGCATGAAAACGAACGACAAAAACCCGCAATTTAGCGCCCCGGCAGCCCCTGGCCCTCTGTTTTCCGAGGCTTGCCGAGAGCTGGCCCGCCGCAATCCTCGCGCCTTTGCTAAGCGCCCTAAGACCGAAGCTTTGGCAGCAATCCGCGCAGCAATCGCAGAGCGCCCCGGCAGCGGTACGCCGGCAGAGGCTCAAGCAGCAGCGCGCCGCGCCGTCACAGCCCGGCAGCTGGCGGACAAGGTCGACGCGGCCCCGTACTTTTACCCGGAGCTGTTCGCGGATGCGCTCGAGGCTATCGGCATCAGCACCCGCGCCGCAATCGTGGAGACCCTGCGCGCGTATCATCGCGCCGCATGGCATCGCGCCCGCTGCGAAGCACTCAAGGCCGCGACAGCCGCCAAGCGGGCAGCGCGAGCCCGGGCACAGTATTCGGCAAGGGGCGAAGCATTGACGACAGCAGAGCGCCGCTACATCCAGCTGCGGGCTAAGGCTGCGGCGGTTACAGCAAGGGATGCAGCACGCCCGCAAGCGGGAGCCACACCGGAGGAGAACGCCCGAGCAGCGGCAGGATATGCGAGGCTCAAGGCTGCCGGCGCCTTTGACTGACCCGCGCACACCTAGCCAGCAGCCCTTAAGCCTAGCGCCCCGCATTCGCGGGGCTTTTGCTTTGTCGCATTCAGCGCCGCCCGCAATGTTGCACACTGTCGCACACCTAGAGAGCGGCGCACCAGGTAACTGGCAGAGCCTGGCAACAGTTGCCCGGGCAGTACCTGGCAACAGCGGGCCCGAGTGCCTGGCAGCAGTTGCCCGACGTCGGAGACGCCGGACAACAGCACACGGGGCAGAGCCTGGCACCAGCAGCCGTAGCCCCTGGCACCAGCGCCCGGGCGCAATCATTGGCAGCAGCTAACCCTTTGATAACAGCGGAGCTATTGGCAGCAAGCCGCCGGCGCTTGATAGCAGCGCAGCTATTGAGAGCAGCGGAGCGACCAGGCAACAGAAGCCGGCGCGGCAGTTGACCAGGATGCAGCGGGCAAGGCAGCACCAGCACACCAGACCGGCGCAGCATTTGCACACTTTGGCAAGCATTCGACGCGTTTGCACACTTTGGCAGGCATGCGCGGAACATTGGGAGCAATAAGGCGGAGCACCAGGGCGCGGAGCTAATCGGACAGCCGAACAGGCGGACAGCGTGACAAGCGGGCGCCGCACTCCAGGACAGCGAAGCAGGCGCCGGCCTGGTAACGCATCCGAGCAGAGCGAGCGCCAGGCACTCAAGCAAGACAAGCGGGCGCCGCACTCAAGCACAGCGCACCAGCGCGCGGAGCTTGCCGGCGCACTGTTGCCAGGTACTCGAGCAAGCCAAGCAGGCGCCGACCTGGCAAGCCAAGCCGGACAGGATGCAGCCGCCGAGCGCAGCGAGGGGGCGTCATTTCCCCGACGCCGGGGGGGTCGTTTTACGCGCACGCAGGCTTGTGCTGGTGATAGCGTAATTTTTTGGATTGTAAAAATTCTTGCAAAAGAAAAACACCGCACCGAATGGAAAGTTCAAACCGTCACCCTTGGCCAACGATGAAAGAGAATGCTGAATCTGCTAGGCTTATCCTTCAATACAAGGAGAGCTAAGAGATGCACCAGTACATAGTCGACACTGCTTTTGCTGCACAAGGCCTAATTGGTCTAGTCAACCATGGCACTCAAGAGCTTGAAGAACTAGCGGAAAAACAAAAAACAGCTGCGGGGAAAGAGGCGTACTTTGACTTTGCGTTTATGCATCGAGAGATGGATTCGACGGCCAACTACTGGCACGGACGGTACCATGAAGCTTATCAAGAGCGAGTTGCGATTGATGAGCAGGTGAAGTTCCTTGAGGCCCAGATTTTGGACAAGCGCACGTCACTTGAGGCGCTAGCGGCCGCATTACTTCAGTTGGCAAAACAAGGCATCTCCTCCGTTCGCGGTGCCCCCGCAAACTGTCCAACCGGTCGCAAAGTTAGAGGCGTAGCTTTAAAGTCGGTGGTGTGGGCGGGCCGTAATCAATCGCAGCACTACGAAGAGCCAAGAAAAATTAACGAGAACACCGAAAGTGTTTTCACCGAACTAAACTCTTTTGACACCGCCGCGGCGCCGCTTGACCCGAAAGACAAGAACAACCACGCGTTCTCGATTGTTAAGCTCCTCGGGTGGAAAAATTATGAGCAGTATGAGCAGGACATGGTGAGCCTGCTGGGCTGACTCTTCAGCCCTAAAGCCCTAACGCAAGCGAGGGGTCAGTCCAGCGTGCGATTTTGAAGCTTCTTGTTGTGTGATGTGCCTTGTCCAGCCACCGGCGGTCTAAAACCACGCGCAGGGACACGCAACAATGAAAAACTGACGCCTATGAGCTAAAATGCCCCAAGGCAATTTCACGCACAAACAGGACAGCAGATGGCAGGTTACAAGCACAAAAAGACGGAGCTCTGGCACGAGATGGCGCCGGCTCACGACAGAGGTTATGGCTGGGACAAGGCCACAAAAACGTTCACTCCGGTGCCGAGCTACGTGCGACTCTGCAGCGAACCCAGCCTGCGCCATTTGCCTCCGAGTGCAGCTTTCGTCAGCGAATTTACCGCGGCAATGGAGTCGGGACAGCTCGATGACACGAACTGGTTCACAGCATTTGCGGACCTGGACGACTGGCGACTTTTGGCATCGGACTTGGTCGCTCTCGAACAGGAAACAGGCGGGCCACTTTGGATTAACGAGCGTGAGCGCTATGCGTTTATGCTTGTTTTCGAGGCCGGCGCACAGGGTGCTGGCGACTACATGCCGCACTCAACACTGGACTCGCTCGGCGACCTTGGCATAGGTCTGCGAAATGCGGACTGGAGCAAAGTCAGGCAGCTGCTGCCCTCGGACAGTGGCGCCAAACACCCTCGCTTGACGCTGGTAAAGGCCAGCTAGCCTCACGTGCAAATGGCTGCTGGGACCGATTTTGCGGCCCCGCCACGCTGTTTCTGCACCCCTCGCGGGGGTTTTCTCGACCCCTGCAAAAAAATCCCCCAAAAGCCCGCTTTTCCAAAAACAGGTTGCTATACGGTTGTAGGCCTCGCCTGCGAGGTTGCCCGATGTACGGTAGCCGCCCGGACGAGCACGAGCCGGTCTATAAATTTCGTGCTTATTGGCATAGCCAAGGGGTCCTCATGACGCAGCTTGCTGCTGAAGGGCTGCAGCCTGGTGCAGCTGTACAAATGCACCGCCAATTCCGCAATAGCTCAGCTGGCAGAGCAGCGCCCTGTTAAGGCGCGGGTCCTACGTTCGAACCGTAGTTGCGGAGCCAAGCCTCGTTAGCTCAGTGGTAGAGCAATCCCCTGTCCAGGGATACGTCGTCGGTTCGATTCCGGCACGGGGCGCCAAGTTTTCGGGAGTTGCGGGTTGGAATCCCGCAAAAGGGAGCAGTCCCTTGATGGAGTAATCGCTAACTCGCCTGACCCTTATATACCGTTAGACAAGTGGTTAAGTCATCACCCTTTCAAGGTGACATTCGCTCGGTTCGATTCCGGCACGGTATGCCACTCATCGCAGGAAATACACAGCCAAGACTGCTACGAGTAATCCGACAGTCATCGCCGCTACAGAAGCGTTGACGACCACAGCAAGTGCGTGCTCTTCATTTGCCAAGAACGCGTTCAGCCAAATTTTCATACTTCCTCCAGTTCAGATTTACGCCCGCCGACGGACTCGGCGCAGACGCTACGAACGTCGGTTGGGTGGTTCGACTCCATCCGGGCGTACCAAGATAAGCACGTACGAGCGGGTGAAGAAAACGTGCAGCCGTCCAGGCAACTGGGCTCCACCTAGTGTAGATATAAAGAGAATCCCGCCTACAAAGCCGCGCTTTCGAGTGCGGCTTTGGTCATTCTGAGAGCTGCGTGCGACGCTCCTGCGCCCACGCTTGGACAGCCCTGACAGCCCAGATGTGTGCCTCGAGCGCTGCTCCATTGGCGGCCAGCATTACGTCCTCTACGAACCGCAGGCAGCAGACACCGCCGCGCATAAGCGCAGCTTCCAAGTGCCGTTCGCTTGGCTCTAGGATGACAAGTTGACCGTTTTCGCGGGCGGGCTGAACATGAAAAACGGCGCAGTGCACTTCTCGGTCATTGCGTCTTGTTTCGGTCAGTGCAAGGTTGTGGCCGGCATGAAAAACAACCCCCGTTGGCCAATGTGCGGCGTCGTAAAGCACCGGCAAGCCGTTCACTCGCCCGCTGGTCTCGCGCAGTTCCATTTGCCCTCTAGCACTCAATCGTCGTCGAACATTGAGCAGCTGCTTGTCGACGATGTATCAGGTGACAAGTCAGCACCAAAGGGATTCCCTTCTACGTCAACAAAAGAGCCAGGAATCATCGGCAGGCTTGTTGCTGGATTAACCAGGGCAAGCTCGAACCCCTCATCGTCATCGTCGGAGCCGTAATACACGAGGCTGGGTCGCTGCAAATGCCCGTGGCTGTACGCCCATTCCAAGACATGTGCGTAGCCAATGAGAAAGAGTCCGACTAGGCCACAAGCGAGCAGCATTTCAAAAAACTTAACCATATTGCACCTCTGGCAATAGCTATTTGATAAGTCTACCACTGCCTGGTGCAAGGCATGCAGACAGCGCTCTCGGGTGTGCACAGTCCATAGCACCTTCGCTATATTCGCCCCCTAAATATATGCAAGATGCTATGCGCAGGCTTGCGCGGAGCGGTGCCGGGGGCAGGCCTTCTGATTAAAACCCGAGGGTCAAACCGCGGCTAAAACCCGGCGCCGCAGCGTGAGGAAACCCCACGCTCAAACCCGTTTTTCGCCCCACGGGCCGAGTACGAAAAGGACGAGGTGGGCACAAGCTTGGCCAACGCCTCCGACCGTCAAAAATCCAAGTTTTATATAGCCAGGCCTCTACCTCAGGCCTCTTCCCGCCTAAGGAAGAGGGTCGGTCAAGAGGGGGTGCCGTTTTTCACCCCACCGGTTCCTACACTCAGAAACACGTAACTGAGCATCAGCGGACGCATCCGCTCGCGCGCAATCTCTGCACGCTTTCTGCTCCCCTCACCGATTGAAAGTACACCCATGCGAACCGACGCTGTTGTTCCGCGCGAGCTCGACGCAGCTGAGCGCGCCCTGGCCGTCATCGAGATGCGCCGGCAGTTCCTCACATTCGACGAAATTAGCAAGCGCCTTGGCATCTCCCGCCAAGCATGTCATGCCGCTTACAAGAAAGCCATCAAAGCCGTCCTGAAGGAGCAGAAGGCTGGCTCTGCGCAGCTGCTTGCCCGCGAGCTGGACACGCTCGAAAACATGCGCCGCGTAGCACTTGAGATTGTGAACGACAAGGACGCTGACCCGAAGGACCGATTGGTCGCTATGAAGCAGGTGACTGACAACGTCATCGCCGTCACCAAGATGACCGGCATCTCTGCGCCAATCTCCATCGAGACGAAGAACCTCTCGGTTACAGCAGACCTGACGCCGGACCAGATGAAGCGCATGGCCACTCTGCTGAATGAAGCACATCTCGTCAATGGCGACGACTAAAGCCCCCAAGCGTAAGGGGGGCAAGCTCTCCGACGCCGATGCAGCGCGCCTGTTCTTACAGCGCGCTCGGGAGCATTTCCCGACCTACTGCGTGCTTATGGACCCGGGGTATCAGCTCGCCCCACATTTGCGCATCCTGCATGACAAGCTGGAGCGCATCGAAAAAGGCCTGAGCAAGCGGGACCAGACCTTCATGCCACCGCAGCACGGGAAGACGCGCACAGCGTCCGAGCTGTTTGCTGCCTGGTACCTCGGCCGGCACCCTGACAAGAACCTCATCTTTGCAACCTACGCCCAGCCACTGGCTGACACGCGAGGCTCTGCAATCCGTGCGCTTATTCAGGACCCGAAGCACCAGGCAGTTTTCCCCGAATGCCGCATCACCCAGGACAGCAACAGCAAGGCCGAGTTTGTGTTCACCAAAGGCGGTGGCCTGGTCGCACTCGGACGCAAAGCTGGTGGTACCGGTCGACGCGCCGACGGCATCATCCTCGACGACGTAATCAAGGACCAGGAAGACGCCGACAGCGATGCTTCGAGGCTCGAGGTTAAGAACTTCTACTCCGGCGTCGTCATCACGCGTCTGCACAACGACACGTGGATTCACATTATCAACACGCGCTGGCACCTGGATGACCTGTCCGGCTGGACGCTGGAAGAGCATCACCACGAGAACTGGAACGTGCTGACCCTCGAGGCCGTTTGCGAGGAGCACAACCCTGCGAACGACCCGCTTGGGCGCCAGTACGGCGAAGCACTCTGGCCCGAGCGTCAGAGTCTCGAGCTGCTCATGGCGAAGAAAAACTCCGGCACTCCGCGGCAATGGTCAGCGCTCTACCAACAGCGCCCTGTCCCAGGTGACGGCCTGACATTTAATCCCGCCTGGTTCACGAAGCGCCTGTCCGACATTGCAGACCCGGGCGAGAAGCCCAGCCGCATTATCCAGTCATGGGACATTGCGCAGAAGGACAAGCAAATTAATGACCCCTCGGTGTGCACTACTTGGCACATCTACAAGCGCGGCGTCTACCTGGCGCACGTTTGGCGGGACCGACTGCTCTACCCAAAGCTCCGCAAGTTTGTAGTCTCGCACGCTTTGGAGCAGGGTGCGGACCTGCTGCTGGTCGAGGCTAAGAGCAATGGAGCTCCGCTCGTCGACGACCTGCTGGACGGGTGCAACATCCCAATCAAAGGCATAGACCCGGGCGGCGACAGCAAGCTCGTACGGGCACAGCGGGCTTCCTCGGTTCCGGAGGGTGGGCGGGTTGCTATACCTGAAGAGAAGACCACGTCGTGGCTCAGGGATTACCTGATTGAGCTGACAACCTTCCCTGCAAGCCGGCACGACGACCAGGTCGACTCGACCAGCCAGTTCCTGAACTGGTACCGCGAATACAGCCGAACTTCCAATCTCACTGTCCTGGTAAGCCGTCAGACGCGCTCGACTAGGTCAGCCATCTCCGGATACCTACAATAACGATGAGCTCTCAAAAAACAAAAGCCATGCTTGCGGCATTCGCAGGGCCGGACAACGACATTACGTTCCCTGCGCTGATGGGGTTTTACCGTCAGAACGACCCGACGCTACTGAGCCGCGGTGCAACCCTAAAGATGTACGACCAGGTGTTGCAGGACCCGCACGCCCTCGCTGAACTTGGCAAACGTGCCCGAACCATCAATGCTTTTACCTGGGACGTGAAGCCGGGTGGCACTTCCCTGCGCGACAAGAAGGCTGCCGAAGCGATTAAAGAGCAGTTGTCCAATTTGCGACTGTCCCAAATCCGCGAGGAGATGCTGATTGCCGAGCTGGTCTACGGCTTCCAAGTGGGCGAAGCGATGTGGGAGCGAGACGACGACCGCATCGTCCTGACCGACATTCTGGCGCGCGACCAAATTCGTTTCAACATGGACGACCAGTACCGTATTCGTCTGCGCACCATGAAGGACATGGTGATTGGTGAGCACGTCCCGCCGCGCAAGTTCGTCTGGTCGACCTACGACCGTCGTAACAACGGCCCGTATGGTCGAGGCTTGGGCGCTGTCCTCTGGTGGCCCTGCCATTTCAAGCGAATCCTTAAGGGTTTCTGGCTTGATTACGCTGACAAATTTACTACTCAGTCGGTGATTGGCACGTCCCCTGAAGGCGCGACCCCTGAAATGCAGGAAAAGGTCCTCGCTGCGGCCGAAGCCATTGCTAACGGCGCTAAAGCAGCTGCCCTGCCCGCGGGGGCAACGCTCACCGGTCTGGAGTCCAAGCGCGCAGCCACCGAAGCTGTCTTTGCCAAGTTCATCGAGTACCTGGACGAGGAGATGAGCAAGGCAATCAATGGCGAAGCGATGACGACTAGCGGCAGCACGCACTCGTCGAAAGCTGCTGGGCAGGCGCACCAGGACGTGAACAAGATTCTCGCCACGTCGGATGCGGCCCGTAGCGACACGACCTTCAACACCACCGTCATTCCCTGGCTCACAGAGTTTAACCATCCAGGCGCCAAGCCGCCGAAGTTGGTTACGGATACGAAGGACGCTGTCGACCTTAAAAAGGCGGCCGAAGTGGTGGCAGTCCTGGCTTCGGCCGGCTGGAAGCGCAAGAAGGAATGGATGGAGACGACCTTCGGTGGCGAGTTTGAGGAAGCTGAGGCAGCCGCCTCGGAGGAAACCCCTGACGATACGTCCAAAGGCAGCCCAGTCGGCGCCGGTTCAGCCCAGGTGAATGTAAATGCTGCAGCTGAAGCTAAGCGTTAAGGGTCTTGACACGCTCCAGTCGAGCGTTAACCGGCTCGAGCGTGCAACACACGACCTGCAGCCAGCCATGCAGGCGGTGGGCGAGTACGTCCTGGCCGGCATCAAGGCTGGCTTTTCGGCCGAGACCACTCCGGACGGTCAAGGATGGCTGGCGCTGAAACCAGGCACCGTGGCCAACCGTGAAGCTCTCGGTTACCCGGGCGCCCATCCAATCCTCCGCCGTACCGGGACCCTCGAAAAGTCCATCGCAATTTTTGCCGCTCCGCGCTCCGTGACGGTTGGCTCTGCCCTGCCCTATGCCGGCTTCCACCAAACAGGCTACCGCAACGGTTCCAAGGGCGTCCCTGCTCGTCCCCTGGTGGGCCTGGCTTCTCAAGGCCTGGAGGGTGCAACCCGCGTCCTGATGGCTCACATCAACAAAGCGCTCTAACGATAGCTACACGTCTTTGAACGTTGGCTCCACCCTCTAAGGATTCCCTCCAATGACCCATATCGAAATTTTCAAAGTCGGCAAGCAAACCTGCAGTGCCGGCAAAACAACCGAATTTACCGCGGACACCCTGCGTGCTGCGGCTGCCTCCTATAACGCCATGGTCGCGGAAGGTGGCGACACTTTCAAGGCCCCGCTCGTCATTGGCCACCCACGCGACGACGCACCGGCCTACGGCTGGGTCGAGAAACTCGCGTTCAACGAAGAAACCGAGACGCTGCTGGCTGAGCCTGGCTCTGTCGATGAAGGTCTGAAAACCTTGGTCAAGGAAGGCAAGTACAAAAGGGTTTCGGCGTCGTTCTACACCCCGGATGCTCCAAGCAACCCGGCCAAGGAGGGCTTCTTCCTGCGCCACCTGGGCTTCTTGGGTGCGATGGCGCCGGCCGTCAAAGGCTTAAAGGCCGTCTCGTTCTCGGACGCTGACGAAGGCGTGGTCTCGTTCGGTGAGGACGACAAGTCCGCCGGCGTCCTGCAACGCCTGGTCAACTTCGTCGCAAAGCAGTTTGGCCAAGGCCAAGCCGACGCCATCCTGTTTGGTGAGGAAGTGGCTGACGCGCCAGCGGCTGAGCCGGAGACCGCCGCCCCAGCCGAAGCGGTCACCATTAAAGCCCCTCCGACTGACTTTGCTGAACCTGCAACCCCGGTTGGCCAAGATGCCGCGGTTGAGACGGCTGCCCAGGCGCCTGTAACACCTGCAATCGACTTTGCGGAGGTGGAGGCGAAGCTTGCTGCTCGCGAAACCGAGCTGGCCGAGCGCGAAGAAGCTGTCCGCGCAGCTGAGATTGAAAACTTTTGCGAGGGCCTCATCGCAGACGGCCGCGTAGTGCCGGGTTTGAAGAACACGGTTACTACACTCCTCAAGACACTGGGCCAAGCCGGCTCAATCGACTTTGCAGAGGGCGAGCAAAAGCCAGCTGCAGACCTGCTCAAGGAGCTCCTGTCGTCCCTGCCTAAAGCCGTGCATTACGGCGAAGTGGCCACTGACGTTACCGGCCCGGCACCTGAGCAAATCGACTTTGCAGTAGCACCTGGCTACACCGTTTCGACGGAAGACATGGAGCGCCTCCGCAAAGCCAAAGCCTACCAGGCTGCCCACCCTGAACTAACCCTCATCCAAGCTTATTCCAAAATCTAAGGAGATTTGAATGCAAACTTCCAAGGCCCTCTTCGGGCAATCCGTTCAAGCGACTGCCCCTGTTAAGGGCCGCACGTTTGCTGGCTTTGACGGCGCAACGGCCGCACCTAAAGCTGCTGCTCTCGGTGCTTTCCGCACCGACGCATCCATTGGCGAGATGGTCACCGCCGAGCAAATCGGCACCTCGCTGGTCATTGCTGCTGAAGCGCTGGCTCAAGGCGACGCAATCGAAGTTGGTGCTAACGGCACCGCAGCCAAGCATACCGACGGTGTTGTTGTCGGCCGAGCAGTCCACGGCGGCGCAGCTGGCGCAGCTGTCGAAGTTTTCCTCATCCACGCCTAACCCGCCTCTTCTGCCAGTCGGCAAATAAGAAGCTCCCAATCCAATAGGAGACACTAATGTCCAACGAAGTAATGAGCCCGAGCCAACAAGCCCTCGGCATCAACCTCCCACTGACCGACCATGCCCAAGGCTATACAAACGCCGAATTTGTGGGCGGGTTCCTTTTCCCTCGCGCACCGGTTGACGGTCGTCAGCGCCAGGTTCTGCAGTTCGGCAAAGAGTCGTTCAAGCTGTACAACGCTCGCCGCGCGCCTGGTTCGCCAACTAAGCGCATCAACGTCGGCTACGCAGGTAAGCCGTTTGCGCTGCTCCAAGACTCGCTGGAAGCGGTCGTGCCTCGTGAGAACCAACAGGAAGCAATGGGCACCCTCGGCCTTGACCTGGCTGCAGTGCACGTCGATACCGTCATGCGCGCTCTGATGCTCGGCCTTGAAGTTGAGCAAGCGTCTATCGCACGTGATGCGGGTAACTACTCGGCCGGCGCGAAGTTTGCACCGACCGGTACCGACAAATGGAGCGACCCTTCGAGCGACCCAATCGCGGACGTGTCGAATGCACGCGAAGTGGTGCGTAGCCGCATCGGCCAATATCCGAACACCCTGGTCCTCGGTGCCAAGGTGATGGCTGTCTTGAAGCGTCACCCGAAGATTGTCGACCGCATCAAGTTCACCCAGTTTGCCGCAGTCACGGAAGCGATGCTGGCCGAGCTGTTCGAAGTGGATACCGTCAAAGTGGCAAAGGCTGTCATGGCCGACGAAAACGACGTGTTCAGCGACATTTGGGGTACCGACGCAGTCTTGGCCTATGTGCCAAAGCAGGTGTCGAGCATCATCCAGCCGTCGTACGGCTACACCTACACCCTGAACGGCAACCCACTGGTCGAGAACCCGTACTGGGACAACAACGCTAAAGCAGCGGTCTACGGTGTGACCTTCGAGCGTGCTCCGGTCATCACCGGCGCGGACAGCGCTTTCCTGCTGCAAGACCTGGTGTAAGCACCATGAGCCGGTACCTTGCTCCTAGCGAGTTTCTGGCGATGTTCCCCGGCGATGCCATTGTGCAGGCGCTGGGGACTACCCGCGACGCTAAGGGCGTGGTGTCGCCGGCTGACCCTGCTCAGCTGAACGACCGCATCGAAATGTTCATCGGGCTGGCTGAGGACGAAGCTGACGCATACATTAGCTCGCAGTACGTCCTCCCTCTCAAATCGGTGCCGCCGGTCATCAAGCCTTTTATCGGCGATATGGCCCGGAAGTGGATTTACTCCGGCAAGGTTGACGAAGCGGTTCGCGAACGCCACCAGGCAGCAATCTCGTTCCTCAATAAGGTCGCTCGTGGCGACGTGATGCTTGGAGTCCCCGACCAGGATAAGAACGTTGCGGCGAACAGCAACCTGCCAATGGTGAGCGCTCGTCCGGCCCACCGCGGCCGCGCAGCCGACTCGCTCGAAGGATGGCATCGCAGCTTTGATGGCGGAGGCCCCTGGTGAGTGACCTGGCCAACAATTATTTCAGTGCTGAACAGCTAATTGTCGAGCGTTTGCGTGCGGAGGTTCCCGAGCTGGCTTTCGTCGACGGTAGCCGGTCAGTACAGGAAGTGGTCGAGCGTGCAGTACCTACCCCTGCCGCCCTGGTGCTGTTTGGTGGCGACACCCTTAATGCATCAGATTCCGCAGGTTGGGGTGCTATACAAGTAGTTGACCAAAGGTGGCTGCTGGAGCTCGTGATTGCGAATGACTGGGCTGCTGAATCTGGCACCGGTGAGCGACTAGAAGCCGGCTACCTCATCTCTAAAATCATCAAGACCCTGGCTGGCTGGCGCCCGTCGCAAGAGCACGAAGAAATGCGACGCACCCAAGCCTCGAACCCGGTCTACGACAACGGAGAAGGCTACTACCAGCTCGCCTTCCTTACCGAAGTAGTTACCCAATAAATCTCGTCCGGCCACCAAGCTGGCGCATCACCTCAAACAATAACAAGGGAGCACCCTGAATGACTACCAAAAACCAATATTTCCGCGGCCGTGGCGATGCCAAGCTTGCCCGTCTGGATGCTGACGGAAAGCCGCTTGGCTTCCGTATCGTGGGCGACTGCTCGGAGCTGAAGCTCGAAGCCACCGTGGAGACGGCCGAGCACGTCGAGTCGCAAAGTGGCTACGACATGACCGACCTGAAGTTCATCACGAGCAAAAAGCTCAAGGTGACCCTGACCCTGGATAGCTTCGACGACGAAAACCTGGCCCTGGCAATGTACGGCAACATCACCGAAGATACTGGCACCGGTACCTTCACCCAGGTGCTGAACGGCCCGTTTGAAAAAGGCCTGAGCTACAAGTTCGGCAACACCGGCTACACCATCACCTCGGTTACCGACGCTGACGACGAAGTTATCCCTGCCTCGGGTTACAAGGTCTACGCTGACGGCACCGTGTCGTTCCTGGATGCTGCTGCAATCACCGGCCCAGTCACTATCGCCGGCAATAAGGCTGCATCGACCAGCGTCAGCCTGATGGGCGCCGGCATGCAAAACCTGGCACTCCTGGTCAACGGCCTGAACACCGTCAACGGAAACTCGCCGGTCATCGTGATGATTAACCGTCTGAGCTTCGACCCTGCCAGCGGTGGTATCGACGTGTTCGGCAAGGACCTGGGCAAGCTGACCATCACTGGCGAAGCGCTCTACGACCCGAACGATGCTGCTGGCTCGGCAATCATGGCCGGCTTCGGTTCCATCACTCGTCCAAAGGCCTAAACCATGTCGCTCGCCATTAACGAACTTAGCACTGTCATCGCCGATACGGTTGAAGTTACTGCCGGCGGTGAGGTGTTCAAGCTTAAGCGCTTCAGCCTTCGTCAAGTGAAGCACGCGGCGGCTCACGCTGCTTTGATTACCGCGCTCTACAAGGCCAAGGAGGCAGGCGACGCCTCTATTTTCGATGTAATTACCACCGGTGGTGACTCGATAGGCGAGCTGCTCAGCATCGCGACCGCGAAGCCAGTTGACTGGTGTGAAGACCTTGACTTGGCTGAGGTGGGCGAGCTCCTGCTTACCATCGTCGAGGTGAACTTCAATTTTTTCGTCAATGCGCTCAGTCCGTTGATTCAGGGTTGGAAGGAACGCGCGGCGAAAATGGCGGCGGTGGTAGCGGAGAAAACCGCAGCGGCCACCACGGCGTAAGTCCAGAGGGGCCAGGGTCTCAGGAAGAGCTTGATGCAATTTTGTTTCAAGACGGCCCTGACCCTGGCCCCTCGTCGTCTGACCCTGAAGAAAACCTAGACTGGTTCCAGGCATTCACTCTTTTACTTTCTGTCGGGCACACCCTTGAAAACATTATGGGTATGGGGCTCGACGAGTTTAAGGGGTACATGCGAGCCGCGATGTGGCTCCGCAACCTCAACACAGATACCGCGCTCGACGTAGCGACTATCTCTTCCTCCGCGGCGTTCTCAGGCGACAAAGGCCTGTTCAAGTCAATCGAAAAATACCGCAAGAATCTCAAAACGGCCCACAAAAATGTCTGACAAAAATCTCAAGGCGTCTATTGAGCTTCAGGTGTCTACGCCTGGAGCGGATAAGCTCGCCCAGCTAAAAAAGGACATTGCCGGGCTCGTCACCGAGCTCAACAAAGCTGGCTCGGGACTTACAAGCGGGCTGGACAAGACGCGCAGTGCCGCAACCAAGGCGGCAAGGGACACGTCCGCGGCGAAAGAGACGCTCGCTCGTAAAGACGCCAAGACCGTTGAGGCGAGTGTTCGCGCCGAGGAGACCGCAAACCGTAAGAAGCTGGCAGCGGAAAAGAAGCACCTGGCGGAGCTAGACCGGGCACGGGATGCGGCAGCTGCTCGCGAACGTAAGCGTCAGGCCGACATTCAGCGCATGGGGCGCACCCAGGACCGCGCACTGAAGGATGACGCGAAGGTCAATTACACGCCTATCGCTCGAGACGCTAAAGCTGCGCGTGACCTGGCTAACGCCGGCGCAGCCTACAGCCGTGAACAGGCGGCGCTCGCGCGTGCTCAGTATCAGCGCGACTATGTTGCACATCAGCAAGCTCTTGCGATGAATGCTCGAATCGAGCAGGTGACGCAGGCGAAACTGCGTGCGCAGCAAGCGGCTCTACGTCGCGAAGGCCAGATGCTCGAGCAAGCGCATCGAATGAATGCGGCATTCGATGCCCGCCGGGCTGCCCAGATTCAGGCTGCCGGTGTCCAACAGTCGCAGGCGCTCGCCCAGAATGCTCGCCGCAACGCAGCGACCCAGCAGGCCATCTTCCAGCGCGACTATATTGACCATGCGGCCGCGCTGCGCATGAACGCGCAGATTACCCAGCAGCGTGCTGCCTCAGCTGCGGCTGCGCAAGCCAACACTCTAGGTGGGCGAATCAACTCGACGATGAGTAGCCTGGGGCGCAGTGCGTCCGACAGCTTCGTCAATAGCTTCAAGTCCTCACTGAACAGCGGGATGGCCGCAGCATTTGCCAGCGCAGGTGCCGCCATTGCTGCCCGGAAAATCTACCAGGATAACGTCGACGCCACCGCGGTCAAATATGGTCTGCAGTCAGCCTATGGCGAGGACCAGGACGGGGGCAAGTCGCGAGGCGGAGAGATGGAAAAGCGCCTGTTCGACCTATCGAACAAATACGGCGTCCAGTATGCCGGTGCTGCGAAAAGCTCCATTGGCTTTATCTCTGCCGCAAATGCCAGCGGCATGTCCGACAGCGACCAGATGAAAGTCCTGAACGGCCTGTTTGCCACGAAAACGGCTATGGGCCTTGGCGAAGGGGCCATGCAGCAGGCCGCCCGCGCAATCGGCCAGATGGCGGGTAAACAGTACGTCATGTCGGAGGAACTGAAGCTACAGCTGAACGACTCCATCCCAGGTCTCTACGGCGCGGCAATCTCGTACATTACAAAAAACTCAGGCGGCGTAGTCAAGAATGGTGGCGACGTTGACAAGCTCCTCGCTGGCCAACTGAAGAACAAGGACGGCCAAACCGTCCGCCTGGAAAGTGCCAAGTTCCTCCCGGCGTTTATGGAATGGCTGTCGTCGAAGAACGGCAAGGCTGCTTTGGAAGCCGCGAACACCGGCCCGGCCGCAGGCATCAACAAGCTGACGAACACCATCTTCAAGCTGAACGAGGAGCTGGGCAAGGCCGGTGCGATTGCAGGCTTCAACCGCGCAATGTCCGGTCTGGCAGACGTGGTCAAAGACCCTCAGGTGGTCGCCGCAATCAAGCAGATTGGCGCGAACTTCAAAGCGTTTATCGACGACATGGCCCCTATCGCCACGGCCGTCGGCAACTGGGTTAAGCAAAACACCAATCTGGTGGTGAGCCTCGCCGGCATCGGAGCTAAAGTTGCTGGTGTTAGCGTCGCAATGACGGTGCTGCTGGGCATAATTGGCTTTATTGCAAGTCCGTTTGTGAAGCTCATCGGAATGGTCAGCTTCCTGACTGGAGGATTCTTTGGGCTGGCGGGCAAGACCGGCTTGGTGATGACTGGCCTGAAAATGCTGGGGGCCTACATGCTCGGCCCGCTGGTCACCGGCTTTACTGGTATGCGTGTCGCGGCGCTTTCGGGCGCCGGCGGCATGGCGGTATTCAAGACCGCAGCGGATGCGCTCCTGCTGTCTCTCGGGCGCATTGCTGGCGTGGCAGTCATCGCCGGCGGCGCACTAGCGGCATTCAGCATTGGCAAGGGTGTCTCAACTCAGATGAGCGCCGATAAGGCCATGGAGCTGAATACCGTCAAGGCTTCGCGCGAAGACCTGATGGGTGCGTCGGGTGCGTTGGGCAAAGCAATCGAAGGCGTCGACAGCGCAGCAGGTGCAGGCGACATTCCTCCTGCAAAGCGGGCGGCACGCAAAGCGTTGCTCCTGGCCCGTAAGCAGTCCATCGACGGCATCATCGCAAACCAGGCAAAGCTTGAGGAGGCCGAAGCTAAGAAAAAGATGGCGGCCGAGCAGAAAGCAATTGAGGAAAAGAACAAGGCTGAGCTGGACAAGTCGACCAAGGAGATACAGTCCTTGCTCACCGTTGGGGAAGTTAAGGGTAAGAAAGGCCGCGGGGCTAACGCTCAGGCCAACGACATTAAGGCAGCCCAGGCGGACCAGGACAACCGCCTGGAAGCGATGGACTTGGAAGTGGCTAAACGCACCCGCCAGGCTCGTGAAGAACTGCTCGACCAAGAGCTGCAAGACGGCCTGCGCTCGTACAAGAGCTACTACGAGGAAAAGCAGAAGCTGGTGACGGAACAGCTAGATGAGGAGAAGAAAATCGCGCTCCAGGCTCGCGATGACGAAATTGCACGGATTCAGAAGGCGCTTAAGGACGGGAAGCCGGACGCTGCTGCGAAGGAGGCTGCAGGTATCCGAATTGATACCGCCGAGCAAGAGTACAACAAAAAGTTGCTTGAGATTGACCAGCAGCGCGTCCGTGAAAAGTCGAAGCTTGACCAGTCCGAAACGAAGGACAGCGAGAAGTACACGAAGCGACTGGCAGAGCTGAAGGCTGAGCTGGACAAGCTCAATGGTCGTGTCGACCTGGGCGCACAAAACGGAGCGATTGATGCCGAGTTTGCCCCTGCAGTAAAGGAGGCCGGTGCGAACGGCGACGCTGAGCGCCTGGCCCTCCTGCAAAAGCTGATTGCGGCTCGTAAAGAAGTTGGACGCCTGGCGCAGCTGGACGAGAAGTTCAACATCTCCGCGCTGGAGTACGGGAACAGGGAGAGTGAAATTCAGCTAGCCCTGCAGCAAGGGCTGTTGACCAAGGCTGAAGCTGAGGACGCCGTCTTGGCACTCAAGAAAGAGCAGGCCGCAGCTAACCTGGTATTGCTCGAGCAAGAGGCCGCACTAACCCAGAACCCGAAAGTCCAAGCGGAGCTCCAGAAGCAGATTCTTACCGCCAAGCTGGTCATCAACACTGCGACGGGCAAACAGGTCGAGCTCGAGAACACTGTTGAGCAGTCTATGTCGGATGCGATGCAGTCTGTACTCAACGGGTCCAAGTCGATGCTGGAAATTGCTAAAGGTTTCCTGCAGAGCATCATTAACAGCGTGAACAAGATGCTGTCTGACGAGCTGGCTGGCGGAGTCATGAAGTGGATGAAGGGCATGAACGGTGGTGGTGAAGGCGGCGGAATCGTCGGCGGCTTCCTCAACATGCTGGGTATGGGTGCCAGCGCATCACGCGGTGCAGCACCAGGCTTCGAGTACGCAGGCTCAGGCACAGGGGCAGCGTCTGGTGGCGGCTTCCTAGCTACGGCAGCGTCCTTCATTGGCAGCCTGTTCGGCTTCAAAGAAGGCGGCGGCATCTCTGGGGCGATTACGGGGCCGGGAACCAGCACCAGCGATAGCATCCTTGCCCGCCTGTCCCACGGTGAGTATGTCCTCGACGCTGAGGACGTAAAGAAGATGGGTGGCTTCCAGGTCCTCGACAACATGCGCGAGAAGCTCCACGCGTACAAAGGTGGTGGTGGTGTCGCCGTAGCAGCTAAGGCAGCGGCGGCCGCTGGAAGCGCAGCAGCTAGCCGTGCATTGGGTGGTGGTACCGGCCCAATCATCAACATGACCATCAACACCGCTGACGCCAATTCGTTCCGCGCGTCGCAGTCCCAAATCATGGGGCAAATGGGCGCCATGTCCCGCATGGCCCAGGCCCGCAACGGGTAACCCCGTAGCTATACGTGTAAGGGGTCGGCAACTCTGTCGGCCCTTCTTTCTTCCCGGAGCATCCTCCTATGACCTACCTCTCCTTCGTCGAGGAGCGCATCTCCGACGGCGAAATTCTCAAAAACAGCACCTTTGGCCCGTCGTACAGCACTCGCGTCAGCAAAACGGGCAATGCGAGCGAACAGCGCAACATCAACTGGGACACCGCGGTCTGCAAGGGCCAGCTGGGCGAACGCATGCTGCTGTCTAAGCAGATGGACACGCTTTTGGCCTTCTTCCATGCGCGCCGTGGCCGGGCTATTGGCTTCCGCCATAAGGATTGGTCGGACTACATCGTCAAGCAGTCTCAAGGCACCCTGGAACCCGTGGCCAACGGCAGGTATCAGCTTTTCAAAACCTACCCAGCCAGCAGCGGGCTGCCGGGTAAGCGAAAAATCCTCAAGCCAGTCGACGGAACCGTGAAGGTCTACGACAGCGCGTTCGATGAGCCAATCCCGGTGGTGGTCGACCACACGACCGGCATCGTCACCCTACCTGGCGGAGCAATCGGCGCCTTGAGCTGGACTGGTGAATTTGATGTGCCTGTCCGCTTCGACGTTGACGAGCTCCAGCCACAGTTCCTCCAGCACGAGCGTTCCACTGGCCAGAGCCTGTTCCAGGTGTTCTCGCTACCCATCATCGAGTTGAAAAACCCATGAAAATCATCCCAATCCGGCTGCTCGAGGCGATTCAGAGCCCGGTGGCAGCTCTGTCGATTTGCTGGCTCATCACGCGTCGAGACGGCGTTGTCCAAGGTTTCACGGATGCGCAGGACGACCTGGTGATAGACGGCCAGCGCTGCCAGGCAATCACGGGGTTTGAGCCGTCGGCTATCGAGTCGACCGCAACTATGTCCGTCGACAACCTTGAGATTAATGGTTTGCTGAACAGCGGGGCTATTCGCTCCGCTGACGTGCACGCCGGAATCTACGGCGGAGCCCAAGTACGCATGTTCTACGTCGACCGCAGCGACATTGCGGCCGGCACGCTACCAGTTAAAAAGGGATATATCGGAAATATTTCCTACGAACAAGGGAAATTCTCGGCTGAGATACGCGGTGTGTTGCAGCCCTACTCCCAAAGCATCATTGAGCTCTGCTCGAAGACCTGCCGTGCAACTCTCGGCGACCATCGTTGCAAAGTCAGCCTTACTCCTTTTACCGTAACCGGTACTGTGGCCGAACCGCAGAATAGCCAGCGATTCAAGGATGCCGGCCGCACTGAGGAAGCAGGTTACTTCACCAACGGGCAGGTCAGGTTCACATCGGGCGCCTGCGCTGGGCTCTCAATCGAGGTGAAATTTTACTCGCCAGGTGTGGTCCAGCTCTCGATGCCCATGCCGCGACTGCTGGCCGAAGGCGATACCTACGTCATGACTGCTGGCTGTGACCGTACTGTTGAGACCTGTGCGGACCGCTTCAACAATGTCCTGAACTTCCGCGGCGAGCCTTTCGTCCCTGACCCGGCTGTCACTGCGGCGCCAGCATCATGACCACCCGAGCCGACGTTGTAGCGCAAGCGCGCACCTGCCTGGGCGTTCGATTCCGGCACCAGGGGCGCACCCCCGAGCAAGGGCTCGACTGTGCAGGCCTCCTGGTCTATGTGATGCGCACCCTCGGCCTCACGGTCCACGACTGCCTCAACTACTCGCACTACCCGGACCACCAGGTACTGACCGAGCTGCTGCACGAGCATCTCATCCCAGTTTCGCTACACGAAGTACAGCCCGGCGACGTGCTCCGATTTGTGGCCGGGCGTGACCCGGTTCACCTCGGCCTAGCCACTGATATTGGCGTGATACACGCGGCGGCGCCTCATCGGAAAGTCGTCGAACACATCCTGGCTCCCAGCCCGTCCTTGCGTCTGGTCGAAGCCTACAAAATTCCTGGAGTTTACTAATGGCACAAGTAGTACCGTTCGTCGGCGCCGCCGTCGGCTTCATGATTGGAGGACCAGCCGGCGCACAAGCTGGTTGGGTGCTCGGAAGCATCGCGGGCTCAATCCTAGCGCCGACGCAGACGCAGGAAGGCTCGCGCCTATCCGACCTGAAAATTCAAACTTCAACCTATGGGAAGCCGATTCCTGCAGTGTTCGGGGGCTGGCGTCTCGCGGGAAATGTCATCTGGGCCAAGGAGATGCGCGAACAACGCACGACTGAGCGCGTTGGCAAAAATCAGAAGGTCTCGAACTACTCTTATTATGGCACCTGCGCCGTCGCAATCTGCGAAGGGCCGATTACCGGAGTGCGCCGCATCTGGGCTGACGGAAAGTTAGCCTACGACACCTCGGGCGGTGCCGACAGTATCAGCGATGACGACACGCGCCTCGACCAGTACATCACGATTTACCGCGGCACCGAAGAGCAGATGCCCGACCCAACGATGCAGGCGGCGCTGGGAGCTAATCGCTGCCCGGCCCACCGCGGCACCGCGTACGTTGTTCTAAACGACCTGCCTCTCGAAAAATTCGGCAACAGGATTCCCAACTTCGAGTTTGAGGTTATTGCTCAGAGCACGACCACAACCGATGTGAAGGACGTGGTCTGGCACAACCCGCAACCCGTGGGTGGCCAAAAGGTCATTGGGCAGGCCTACGACCCGGTGCGCGGCATGCTGTGGATTCAAGCCGAGAGCTCCTGGCCAACAATTGACTTTAAGGTCTTCAACGTCCAGTCGAAGGTTACTGCCAACGTCAAACTGGATGGCCGTGCCCTGTTCCGCTTCGGCATCCAAAAGCTCCTGCCGGACCTACGTGACGATGACCCAGTGTTCCGTCCGAGCGGAACCATCCGCTACGACGCTCATCGCGATTGCCTGTGGGTGCACGGTCGGCTCAACGGCGGCGGTTATGGCGGCGATGACGCCTTCGCTCGAGTCAACCCGGACACCGGCGCCATTCTCTCGATTGTGCAACCTACTGTGCGCACGAACGGCGGCACGAATTTCTGCGTCCTGCCCGACAAGAACACGCTCTGGTACTACACCCAAGAAATGCCACCGTCAGCGGAAGGGTCGGGGTTTTCGGGCCTACCTGGCCAGGTAACCGGCATCGGCGACGCCTCGAATCAGCGTCGTTTCCGCGTCCTGTGCGTATCCCTGAGCAACGGCGCCACCAGCGTTATAGCGGACCGGCTCGAAGATGGAACCCAGTCGACATACGGTATCAACGGCAACAGCAGCTCTGTCGAGTACGACGAGAAAAACCAGACCGTCTGGGTCGCTTACTGGCGCGCCGGCGGAAGCGTGGTGGGCACACAGTACGCAATCCAGGGCTTCGACGCCAACAATTTCTGGATTGACCTGCAAAACATCAACGGTAACGCGCCCGACTACATGCTGCGTGCTACGAAGCCTAAGTCCCTGCCCTCCTACGGCCAGTCGTGGTTCGTCGTGGAGCCCCGCACCCGTGCGCTGTGGTTCTACGATGGGACGAGCTTGAATCGCATTGACCCGTTCACTGGGAAGCCCGTGCTCGTCTACACCGGCCCCGCCCTGGGCGCCAGCGCCAGCGGTGACGGCACGGTCTATCTGATGGTCACGTCGGGGGCTGGCGCGCTGACCAGCCAGAAGGCAATCGCATTTGACCAATTTGGAGCTCCGCTCGAGAAGGCGCTGGAAGACTCCGGCATCTTCAATCTAGGCTTTGATGTGTTTGTCGATTCCGGTCGTAGCCTGGTCGTGTCGAACTACGGGATGCTCTACAAGGACCGCCTAACCGCCAGCGGTGTTTCGGTGGCAGATATTTTCACAGCCATCTCGAACCGTCTGCGCGTGCCGGCGGAGGACTACGACGTGTCCGCCGTCTCTGGCCCTGACTACGCAGTGCAAGGCTTCGCCATCACGACCCGCACGTCCGGACGCAGCGCTTTCGAGCCGCTGATGACTGCCTACGCTCTTGACGTTGCCGAGAGCGGCGGTGTTGCACGCGTGCTCCCGCGGACCCACGCGCCCCTGGCTGCGCGTATTCCGATTGGCGACCTGGCAGCTACTGACGCCTCCGGCAGCGATGAGCCGGCACCACCGGTGCAATCGGTGTTGGCACAGGACCAGGAGCTCCCATATCAAGTAGAAATTGGCTTCGCAAATCCAGAGATTGAATACCGCCAAGACCTGCGCCGCTACGTCAAGAGCACGCACACGTCCAGCGTTGACGTTCGCACCCTTGACCTGCCAATCGTAATGCCGGCGGCGCGCGCCGAGACGCTTGCCCAAGTACTCACGCTCGAGGCTCACATGGGCCGAAACACCCACGAACTGCAGGTAGGCATCAAATACATGCACGTCGAGCCGGGTGACGTTATCGACGTAGAGACCGACAACGGCTGGGTGCGGATGTACGTAGTCAAGACAGGCTTCAGCCCGTCTGGCCTGCTGCGAATCAGCACTCGGAACTTCGACTACAGCCTCTATGAGGAGCTCTCGAGCACTCCGAACTTCTTCGAGGTGGTCTCCGCGCCGATTCCCCGTGTTTCGGCGCCAGCGCTGGTGCTGATGGATATTCCGCTGCTGACCAGTGCCGACGATGGCCCAGGCTTCTATGCGGTGGCTCATACGCTCACGGCCGACGCGGGGTTCAGCAAGCCGTCGTTGTTGGTAAGCGCGGACGACACGAACTACTCGTTCGTCACCGCCTTCGCCACGCCAGGCACTGTCGGTCGAGTAGTGGGAGCATTGCCTGCGGCAGCAACGCCTGAGCTCTGGGACCTGGCCAACGAGATTACGGTTCACGTTGTCTCCGGCGCGTTCTACAGCGCCACCGACGCCCAGGTGCTCAACGGTGCAAACTTGGCGCTGCTTGGCGGTGAGCTTATCCAGTTCGCGAACGCCGAGGCCAATGAGGACGGTAGCTATACGCTCAGTAGGCTCCTGCGCGGCCGCAAAGGCACTGAAGCTGCAATGGCCCAGCACAAGAGCGGCGACACCTTGGTGCTGCTCGACTCCAACGTTGCACGCGTCGAGCTGCCTGTCGAGATGCACGGCATCTCCCGCTACTACAAGCTAGTGAGCCCGGGCCAAGACCCTGTCCTGGTGCGCGCGGTGCAGTTCGCGTGTCAAGACGTTGGCCAAGAATGCCTGGCGCCGGTGAAGCTGGCTGGCTCCCGCAGTGAAGCGGGCGACCTGGCCCTGTCTTGGGTGCGTCGCACCCGTATCGGCGGCGAACTGCGCGACAAAACGGACGCGCTGCTTGGTGAGGCTACTGAAGCCTACGAGGTGGACGTGGTCGACGGTACCGGCGCCGTCAAGCGCACTTTCAGCGCCAGCTCCCCCTCCCTGGTCTACACCGCCTCGCAGCAGGCCGAGGACTTTGGCTCCGCCCAAATCTCCGTCCAGGTGAACGTCTATCAAATCAGCGCGTCCGTCGGCCGTGGCTACCCCCTTATCGGAACCGTCTAATGCCATCTTCAAACCTCAAAATTGACTTTATCAGCACCCAGCAGAGCCAGAAGGAGGTGTCGATTAACGTCGCTATCCAAGCGCTCGACACCGCTGTCGCTGGCAGGTTTGTTGCTGACCTGAGCCAAGCACCTGCAACACTGGCACTGGCCGAAGCCGACTGCGCCAACGCGTTCCTGAAGTTCACCGGCATTCCCGCACGGACGGTTGCACTCACGGTTGCACCGCGGCCGTGGCTGTGGGTAGTCGAAAGCGCGCTCTCGGGCCCTAACTCGAACTGCATCATCAAGACCGAGGGGCACGATGGCGTGACAATCACTGCCGGGATGAAGGCGGTCGTCTATTGCGACGGCGTCGAAGTTTCGTTCCTCGGCTCCGCCAGCGATGAGGGCGACCTTCAAGCCGCTGTCTCTGGCCACCTGGTGAAGGACATTACCGGCGCCGTGAACCTCACCCTATCCGAGGCGGAAGCCCTGAACGCTTTCCTGACGTTCACGGGAGTCCCTGGTCCAGTTGCAACGCTGGTGCTGCCTGATACCCCTCGCTTCTGGATTGTCGACAGCCGGACCACCGGCGCCAACGCTGCAGTCAGCCTCAAGACCCCTACAGGGGCTGCTGTGGCGCTTCCAGCCGGCCCAGTGAGCGTCTACTCGGACGGTGTGGCGGTCTCGGTCATCTCGGACCTGTCAGGCCTCCTTGAGCGCGTAGCTGTACTAGAGGGCCAAGGCGCATCGACCCGCTCGCTTGCAAGCCATCTCGTTAAGGACCTGACCGGGCTGGCCTCACCTATCGCCTTGACCGCTGAGGAGGCGGACAACAACATCCTGACGTTCACGGGCAACAATGGCGCCGTCACGATAATTGTCCCAGCGGCCGCGCGCAGCTGGACTATCGAAAACAAGACCGTGCAGTCGAACTTGACGGTCAAAACGCAGGGTGGCGCCGGAATCCAGCTGCCACCTATGCTCCCTAGCGGTACCTACACTGTTCAAGCCTACTGCAACGGGACCGATGTAAAGCGCCTAGCCTCGAACGTAACGGCGTTTCACGCCCAGTTCTCGGGTAAGCCGGCTGCCGGCCAAGCCTTGATTGGCTATGTCTCCTCGGGGAGAACGATGCTGCCGAAGGGTCTGTCGCACCCCTACCGGGTTGGCGTTGCACCTGCGGGCTCGCCTGGGTTCAGCGTCCGGAAAGCAGCCTACGGCAGTCCTCTACCTGGCGACTACATCGGCGGGTTCCAAATCTACGCGAACAGCACCTACGGGGCATTCGTCCCCAACACCGATGTGACGCTCGAGGACGGAGATTTTCTCTACATCGAAGCGCCGGCCGGCACCGACGCCAACCTCTCCGACCTTTTCATCGCCCTAAATCTCGTCCGCCTAGACTAATTAATCAACTACAAATATGCGCATCAATCTCTCTCCCCAAAATCCGACCGTAGTCGCTGAGATTTACAACGTCGCCGATGTGAATGTCCTCGTTGTTCCCGAGGATACGTCGACCATTACAGTGGAGTGGACTATCTCGTCTGCCGAAGACATAAAAAAGGGAACTGCACTGTGGCAGTTCTGGGCCCTTGGCTCCGTTACAGGAGAGCCTGTTTCTGCAGAGTTTGACCGCTCCGTATCGCATTTGCGTTTCACCGCGATTACCGGCTCTGGCGCTGTCGAATACCTGAAGCTGGGGGGGGTGTGATGGGTAGCGCATTTGAGAAACCAGTTTCGGCCTCCGCACTCGCTACACTTCAAGAGGCCATCACTAGCACTCTGGCGACGAAAGACCAGTTGGCCAGCGTTCAGCAGGCGGTCCTGGCGGCGGTGGCCGCTTCCGGCGGTGGTGCCGAACCAGGCGAGGTTAAAACTTTTGCTCTCGACGCTGCCGGCAATGTGCCGGCGGGCTATGCACAAATCAACGGCCCCGGCAATATGCCCGTCGTGATGGGAGGCTTGCTGGCGTATTTCGGTAACTCGAAAGGGAGCCCCTCCGTCAACACGGGCTCGAGCAATGTCGTCGCACGCGGCAACGAGGCCATCTGGTCCAACGGAGGGGCGGTCTATAGCTGGACTGTCGAGGGCGGCCTGACCAGCCTTTCGCTGCCGGCGGTCCCCACTGGCGGCATGGCCACCCTGGCCTTCTTGCCCTCGGGCCGATTGCTGTCCGCGGGCTCCATGAATGGCAGCTTTGGCTCCACCAGCTGCTACGCTGGAAACTTCGCCACTGTGACCTGGAACCAGGTCGCGCCCCTGGCTGTCTCGCGGGGCTGGGCGTCGCTCGTCGCGCTCAAGGATGGAAAAGTTGCCTGTATCGGCGGCAGCAATGCCGTCTATTACCAAATCAACGCCGCCAATCTGCTCGCGACTGTTGAGACGTACAACGAGTCGAACAACACCTGGACGACCGGCACCTCCGCACCTGTTCGCGGCATCGGCCAAGCGGTGCTCCTGCCGAGCGGGCTCGTGCTCTGGGTCCCGACTGCTTACTCGCCGGATGGCAGCACGCTCGTCACCAACACGAACCGCGCTTGGCTCTATAACCCGACCGACTCGTCCTGGGTCGAGACGGACTCAATGCCTGTCGGCGTGACGCTTAATGCCTCGAGCGCCCTCGTGGCCGATGCGGCCGGCGCTCTGCTGGTCGGCGTTTCGGGCACAGCGGGGGCTTGCCGCTACACGGACGGCAATGCAGCCGGCAGCCGCTGGACGGCTCTAAAGCTTGACTATCCCGTGATGCAGGCCTCGAACGCTCGCGGCGGCTATGGCGCCCGGCTGAGTGATGGGCAGGTCTTTGTCCCACTATCCAGCGCTGTCCCGATGGTCGTCAATGTCCAATATAACCCGGGCGGCGTACTCGTCCAGGCCCGCAAAATCTAAAGGAAAGGCTCCACCATGCTGAAATTTGAACTGACTGCCGGCGGCTATCGCGTCTACGACAACGAGGGCCGGGCATGGGTCGATGTTGAGGGCGACCCGGAGAGGCCCGCTGTCGACGGGGTGCTCCAGCCCTTCGCGAGCGAGGCAGAGGCAGAAGCACACGCCACTCGCACCATCGCCGAGCTCACCGGCAGGCCAACGCCTGCTACTGAATAACCCCCATTCAATTAGGCCGGTTCGCCGGCCGCCACCAATAAGAATAAAAATGAGCACTCAAGCAGAAGCCAAACTCGCCGTCCTGGAAAACCGCCTCGACCGCATCGAACGAGCCCTGGAAGGCATCGCAAGCAGCCTGGCCATCTTGGCCCGGGTCGAGATTCAGAACGCCGCCTTGACCGCCACGGTTCAGGAACAAGGTCTCGCCATTGCCGCAATCAAGGAAGAAATGCCATCGCTGAAGCTTGTGCGTTTTGGCGCCGGCTCCTTGGTCATCGGCATCCTTGCCGCAGTGGGCACTGCAGTTCTGAAGCTGATTGGCCTGGGAGCCTCGTAATGAAGGCCTCGCAAGCTCTACGCACGTTCATTAAGTGCTATGAGACCTGCTGGCTGGAGGGCAAGCGCTGTCCCGCCGGCGTGCCCACTTGGGGCTGGGGTCACACCGGCAAAGACGTGGTGCTCGGCGGCCGAATCACCCAGGAGCAAGCTGACCGACTCTTCGACGCCGACCTGGCGTCGTTTGAGCGCGACGTGAGCAGCCTCGTGAAGGTGCAATTAACGCAAAGCCAGTTCGACGCGCTCGTGAGCTACGCCTTCAACGTTGGGAGTGACATTGACGCCGACACCGTCCCGGAAGGGCTTGGCGACTCGACGCTGCTGCGCAAGCTTAATGCCGGCGACTACGCTGGCGCTGCAGCCCAGTTCCCGCTTTGGAACAAGGCAAAGGGCAAGGTCCTAAACGGCTTAACCAAACGGCGCCTGGCCGAGCGCGACATTTTCTTGCACGGTAAGTACGTGAACCACCAATGACAACTCCTGAAAAATCTGCCCAAGAAATTAAGGTACCGGACGACATTGAGCGCTTCAATCTGCGCACGGTGTTACTCCACCTTTTGACCGGAAAAGATGGCCAGTCACTGGACCTAGGAAGGGTCATGTGGGTTATCACGGCCTTCTCTCACATCGCCTACACAGCTTGGCAGGCCGCATCGGTGAAGGTGTTCGACCCTACCGCCTTTGCCACCGGCGCCGGAATCATTGCTGGTGGATTCGGCGCAAACATACTCATGAAAGCTCAAACTGAGCCCGACGCAAAATGATGACCACTATCCTCGCCTGGTTCGTGAAAGACCCGGTTACCCGCGGCGCCGGCGCGGCCGCTCTCGTTGCGTTAATTGCAGTTTGTGGCTACCTGGAAGTTCAGGTGCTCGCGAAAGAGCACCGTATATCGACGCTTGAGACAACTTCGGCCGCTAAAGACGAAACCATTGGCCAACTGCGTCAGCGAGCAGCTTCGTACGAAAGCGCTCTGTCCGAGTTGGCCAGGTTAAGCCGGGTGGCAGAGGCCGAGCAAGACGCTGCGAACGCTCGCGCGAAAGCACTGGGCATTCAGTCTGCTAAAACAATAGCGGCTCTCAAGGCGGCAAGGGTCCCTACGGACTGCGCCGGCGCAGCTATCTGGGGAGCGCAAACAGCCAAGGACTTGGCGAAAGGATGGGGCGAATGAACGCATCGAATTTCATAAAAGCGGTGACTACACTATCCATTGCAGCAAGCCTTACGGGCTGCGCAAGTCAAGAGCAACCCCCTTCAACGGTGTTCAGTCCCGTTGTCGCATCAAAGCCACCGCTGCCCGCGCGTCCCACTTTAACTATCGCCTCAATGCCTGAGGGCGCGAGCTGCGGAGTCCAGATACCGCTGTACGCCCAGAGCCTGGCCCAATGCCAGGGGTACGCGGAGCAGCTTGAGGCCATCCTAAAAAAATAACGTTGTGTGTGTGTGTTGTACCTTTGCCCTGTCGCCCTCCAGCGATGGGGCATTTTTTTTGGTTGTTGCGCGTCCCTGCGCGTGCGGTTCGGTAGTTGGTGGCTATACAAGAAACCAACAACTAGACCATTTAATATGTTCAATACACAACGTCCAAGCCAGCAGGAGCTGCTCTCTGAATATCGCGGGGTGCTCGCACAGGAGTTGCTTCACTTAGTGAGAACCGAACCAACAAACCTCGAGAAAATGGACCCAGTCCGATTGAAACTCCAGGCAGTAATGTTCCATCTCCGAAAACCCTCTAAGTAATTAAGCCCCGCCTAGTGCGGGGTTTTTCATTATTGCGTTCTCCTGCGCGTAAAAAGCGTCAGCGATACCTATACATCCATATGCGCACTACTGCGCACTTTGGGCGGCCACAGCCTTAGAACGCGGCACTAGGGATTCAACACAAAAATACACGAGGGCATTCGGCAGTAACCCCGCGCCAGATAATTCGGGGGTGGAGCAGACCGATGAAAATGGTCGAACGCAAGCCATTGTCCTGGAGCCTTCCGGACTTTACCAAATCAGGTTATCTCGGCACGCAGCCGCTTAATGCTGGGGACTGGGAAGCAGCGGTGTCGGCTGCTAAAGCTCGCCAGAGCATCGCAAAGAGTGGCACGTTTCAGAAAGTTGCCAAGAATCCAGAGCGCCAATTTCAATGTGACCTGAAAGGCACTATCGCAGAGATAGGGTTCGGCAGCTACCTTTCGTTCGTGGCAGAGGCGAACATCGTCGACCTGGAGAAGGCTACCCTGGTGGCCGACGCCCCGGAAGCGAGGGAGGATGTGCTCCTCGACGGCATGAGGTTTGACATTAAAGGCTGCGCCGGCCTGGTTGAGGGGCTTACTGTCCGCGATGATAAATTGCTTATTATCAATTGTCATCAGCACGACGTTAAATACAAGGATTACTGCGGCTATTTCTTCGTAAAGAGCTATAAAGACCACCAGGATGTATTCTATTTTACTCGCGAGGAAGTGAATACCTGGGAGCGAACCAAGGGTGCATTTAAAGCCGGGGACTATTACGCAAGAGATATTCCGAAGGTTAACTGAAAATACAACAAAGGCAAGCCCGGCTATTCGTGTCGGGCTTTTCTTTTATCAATAGCCTATGTATACTTGCACAGTTAACCACAGGGGAGGTGAAAATGGTCGAACTGAACATGGATGATATTATCGGTCGCCTGCATGACCTGGCGGCTTATAGCCCGGCGCTGGCGCAACGTAACGAAGACGAGCATGATTTACCGGAAGACCCTGCATTGTGGCTAGCCGATAAAATTGAACGAGCATTAGCGCGAGTAGAGCAAGCGGCTCTTTTCAATAGCGCTGATGCTGCAGATTCAATGGATGAGCTTGGCAAGTGGCTCAAGCGAAGCTACGAGTACTACATGATTCGACTGCGGGCGGCCGACACGCCTTGGTGCTTCCGCTTCCCGAAGGCCGGCTACGTCGCGACGCACATAAGCTACGCCCAGCACTGACCAACTGACCGCACAGCCCTCGAGCCCCGCTAAGTGCGGGGTTTTTTGTTGCCTGGCGCCGGTCGAGAGTGCGTGTGCAAATCGTGTGCACATGGACTGAGGAGTCGACAGGCCCTCCTGCGCCCAGAGTAGGTTAGGCTTTTCGTGTGCACTAAAAACAAACAAATTTGCACACGTTTAACATATTGATTATAAAGGAGAAATGGGGATTTTAGGTTACACACTGAGGACTTAAAATCCCGTGCTCGCGAGGGCGTGCCGGTTCGATTCCGGCTCGGGGCACCACCTGCAGATCGATTCAGGCTGCAGGCAGCGCAGTTACCCGTCACACTCCTCCACTTCCCACCCGCTCCG